TCATACACCCCACCGTTCGTAACGAAGATACTGCCCGCTAGAGTCAGTGTGGTTGAAGCTGACTGGTCGAACTTGAAAGTTCCGCCACTTCCGACTGTTAAACCAGCACTCATAGTCACTGTCGTACCAGAGTTAATAGCTGCGTTTTGACCTGTACCCCATGAGTTAGATGTACCGCTAATTGTACAAGTCTTAGCCGTAAGACCAGCGTCATTAAACCCACCAACCCAAACATCATGTGAAGTTGTAGGCGTAGCTACGGTTGAGTCATAAGTGAATTGGAACCATAAACCAGAGGCGGCTGTACGGAGTTGTCCTGGGCTGGCCGCTGCTGATGTATTCTTTACCCTACAGGTATAGGTACTGGCTGTTAGGCTGGCGAATAAATAAGGAACGGCGAATCGTACATAATTAGCACCGAGTACTAAATCGGCGTTGTTTATTGTAGCCAGAGCCTTAGAGACACCAGCCTCCATCACCTCAACAGTAAAGTTACCCCCATTAGTTGGTCTGGTGCCAACCCATATCCAACAACCAGTAATTAAGTTCACTAGGTTAGGGGCAGTTACCCCAGCACTCGTAATACCTGCCAGTGAAGTTGCTACGTTAGTACCTGTGATAGTTGCACTACCAAGCATTGAGTCAAAGTCAGTACCATTGTAGGTAAGCATCGACATTAGCTAATCTCCATTCCTACTGGTAAGTCTTCGCTCTTTGTGTATTCTTCTTGATAAGCGTTAAGTTTAGCAGTAAGATCTTGTACTGCGGTAGAGGGGCTGCACTCCATTGTCTGACTGGTTAAGATTTGTCCGCCTTCATCTCCTACAATATCAAAAGTGAAGTGTTGGTTTAGGTTGAGGGTTAGCTCTGATTTTGATGTGATTATTAGTTTCATAGATTCTCCTTAAAATATATTGCCATATGACGCAAACGTCGGGCTTCCACTTGGCCCAGCAGAAGAGCTTACATAAACGGTAGCATACCCACCTGTCCCTTTGGTATAAGTGAATACACTCGTTGCTTTGGTTTTACGCATAATGTAGTAGTTAAGTGAAGCATCTTCAAAGAAGAAGTACTTATAGGTTCCGTCGTCAGATATAGCTACAATTGAATATGCTCCTGTAGCTTTACTATAACTACTTGAGTCGGTCTCAACCTGATTTAAGATAATGTCATTAACACCCATTAGGTCGTCCACATAGAATACGTTAGTCCTGCTCGACCTGTCCACGCTGTATCATGCGTAGCGGCTGTTCCTTTACCGAAGTAAAAGCGGATGGTTGTATAAGCACCTGACTTGTCTACTTTCCTTATATAAAACTCTCCGTCGGTAGCTATGTAGCTGTAATACTGAACACTTGTTGCATCATCCATATTAGCTGGAGTAAACCTAATTAAAGGGTCAGTTGGTACTACGGTAGTCCCTGGGACTGGTTTATCTATGACTTCCTGTTTAACGTCTTCAAGGGCTTTTATAATACCCTTAACGTTTGTTTTCTCTACGTTCACGACTGGAGCAGGTAGAGTAATCTTTGGTTTCATTTCTAAGGCTTCTACAGCCTTCTGGAGGGACTTTAGGTCTTTAGCTAGACTTGTGGTCATCTCTTTGAAGTTAGTGACCTCTACGGTCTCTGTAACGGGCATTTCTATTTCTTTTACGGCCTTCTTAACTTCATCTAGAGCTTTTAATACCTTGGAGTCGTCTTGCTCATTTGGTTTTAATGTTTTACCCAGTTTATCAACAGCCTTAACAACCTTATCGGTGTCGGGAGTTTTAATAGAGTCGGGGAAGTTGCTTATCTTAACTTCATTTGTTTGCATGAACTTAATCAGAACTTGAGTAGCCTGTCCTAAAGCTTGAACAATAGAACCAAACTGACTAGCAATTTCTTGCTTGGCTGCTTGCTCCTGGTCGAGTTGAGCTTGTTGCTCATCTGCTGTTTTGCGAGCGGCTGCTTCAAGTAATGACTGTGCATCCATTATGCTGCACTCCTACCAGTAGCCGCTAGTCTGCCTGTTGCTGCACTTCTTGTTATAGCAGTAGTGGGGTAGAGTTGTATGTCGTCGACATTGAGAGATGCTATGTTCCCTGCATTAAGGTAAACAAGTGGGGCGATGTAACGAGCAGTACTCTCGGTTGTGTAGGTAGCTTCAAGAAGAGTCCAATCGTTCGTTCCTGATAGTGTAACATCCGTGTTAGAAATAGTCGTACCAGCACCAGTAACCGTCCTTAAGCGGAGCATAGCTCCATTCGTAGGCACATTATTGGTCTTTACCCAAGCTGACAGTTTATATGTCGTACTAGGCAGTACTGGTATAAGTTGACTTACATTTGTTAACGCTATGTAAGTCGAGATGATAACCGACCCCGTTGCGTCTGTTGTCTCTAGTTTAAGCGACTTACTACCTGAGTGTGAGACCGTGGTATCGAAGTACCAGCCACTCGCTGCGGCACTACCGCCAGTTACACAAGCCCAACCAAAGGTGTTATTCGTAGTAGAGCCAGTCGCAGTTCCATCTATCCATCTACCATTAGTCGTTGTAGCCACATTAACTACAGGAGCTATCTCAAAGTCTCCGTTGTATACCATATTATTGTTTACAGCCTTACGAGCAGTAGCCTTGTTCCCAGCTACCCATGAACCAGCACCAGCTATAGTTCCAGTATTTGCACGACCCTCTGGAGCAGAATTAACTACAGTAGACCCATTACCCTCTGCAAATCTATAGAGTATGCCAGAAGTTCCGAGACTATTGAAGCTCCTAGCGTACATAATGTCTTGTATATCCTGCTGGGTAAGAACAGTATTAGTTGCGAATATGTCAGTTACATATCCTTTGTAATAAGCACCAGAAGATGAAGACAGGAATCTAGCGACAGCTCCTGCGACCCTTCGATCTTTTCTAGTGATGGCTTTCGTTTGAGTAAGCGCCCCATTGATGTATATCTTTATGCTATTGCCAGATAGAACTATCCCAATATGCTCAAGCTGCCCAAAGTGATGCTGACTATCGGTTGAGTAGTTATCAGTAGAGCCTGCTGGTAGCCAGAAGTTTCCTTTTCTCTCGCAATAGAACGCATAGCCCTTATCTCCACCATAGTCGTTATTAGCATTTAGTAGACATTGTGTATCCGTAGCACCAAAAGTCTTGACGGTCTTTTGAGTCCACATCCCAAAAGACAGGTCTTCCGTAAGCCCTATATCAAAGATAGTAGTGGTAGCAGGTACAACCTCATTAGATGTACCATTAGCAAGGTAGCCTCCTACAAAACGTGGTAGAGGTATTCGAGCCATGTTATACCTCTATGGTTTTAGCTTCTTGAGCCTTGTTTACGATCTTGGTAAGTTCAGGGTCTACCTCTACGGTAGCGACGTAATCTGCTTCTACTTCGTTAGCAAACTTAGAAAGAATTTCGTCTACCTGTTCTTTGCTTTCTACAGGTAAGTCCTGGCGAGTGTCGGTCATTACAACTGTAGTACCACTTAACACCTGGAAAGTTACCTTACCGTCATCGTCTATTTTTGTGATCTTATATTTAGCCATCTCTACCTACTTCCAAAGTAATGTTATGTCTGCTGTCCCACCGATAGTAGCGTAGAGACCTGTTGAGAACTCAATAGCTGGGAAGGTCAGGACAATGCCTGAACCTGCTGCAAAGGTAATGGTGTTAAGTATGACGGTTGTAGCCGCTGAGGTATTATCCCAGAGCTTTAATGTACCTGAACTGTGTGAGTTGACTACAATACCTTTTAACACACCTGCACCCGTTTTAACGAGGGCTGAAGCACTTAGGTTAGTATAAGTAGCAGAGTCACGGATTTTCATTACGTCATTAGTGAGGTCTTCACCAGCGAGCTTAGTAGCCGAATTAATGTTATTCCAATAATTCACTGAATCGTATGAACCCATGATGTCTCCTTTCGTTGATTATATTATATCAGATTCTGTCAGAATTAGGCGGGTTTTACCCCGCCACATTCTTAGCAGCTACAAGTTGTACCAGTACAGCCTGCTTTGTGCATTGTTGTTCCTTTACCAGTCGCTTTACCCGAAGATACGGGTGTAGTGCTGGTTCCAGAACCTACGTTTGAGCTTTCCATGAGTTAATCTCCTAGTTAGTTGATTAAGAAGCTCGTACCCAGGTGCCCTTGACTGACTGGATGAACCAGGCAGCAGCAGAGGTTACACCTGAACCGACTACTACGATCTCATCGCCAACTTGTGCAGTTGCCTTCGTGTTGAGGGCAGCCTTATTAGTTGCAGCAGTGAAAGCGTTACCAGTGATACCATCAGCAGCAACAGGGGCAAGGGTTACAAGGACTGAACCATTGTAGCCTGAACCTGTTGGGGTGTTAGCATCGTTATCGCCACCATTGCGAGCAATGAAAGTAGCACCGACAGTTGCAGCAGCCGAGGTAGGCAGGGTTAGTGTAATAGCGTCCGTGAGAACGTTTTGCACAATACCTGAATCAGCAGCTACAAGACTCTTGTTTTCTGTTACATCTACCCACATGCGGCCATCTTGACCTCGGTAGACTGTAGTTGAGTTAGCCATTATTTGACTCCTTCTTTAGCGTCCTTTACTTTAGGAGTTTCCACTGGGGTCTCTTTCAAGTTGTAAGGGTCTTTAATATCTTCTTCTGTTACATCTCCGACTCGTTCCCAGCCCATACGTGCCAGGGCATCAGCCCCAGCGTGCATGGTTACTACTAGACTCTTTTTACTTACAGGGTCGTAGTATTTACCTGGTTCGTTAATCTTGTATGTATTCTTTTCTTCTCCAAGTGCCATTATGTACTCCTTTGATTATTAGTTACTGGCTCTCAAACTAGGCAGTCTGAGTAATGACGAGACCCTTACCACGGTTCGTAGGAACGAATGCATCGTAGTAGCGGCGACCTTCCACTACCCAACCATCAACACCTTGTACCTCTTTCAAGATACGGTAAGTGTCAAACTTGTGTGGGGCGATGAGGACTTCTTCGTGTACGAGTAAGACTTCTGCCTTAGCAGGCAAGTAGCTTACAGGAACCTTAACGATCTTAACGCCGTCAGCTTCACCTACTTGACCACTGATCAAGTTCTTGGTAGTGATGTCACTAGCCTTGGTGAAGTTAGCATCGAGCTTCAAGAATGAAAGGTAAGCAGGTGTTACGTAAGCAACACGGCCTTCGGTTGGAACAAACTTGTTGTCCAAGATGCCCTGCATATCGAGTAGCTTGGTGTAAGCAGTCGAACTGGTTGATGTAGTACCACTATTAGCAGCGGTGAAACTCTGAGCTACAGCGTAAGCGTGTAGAGTGGTCAGACGATAGATGTCAGTGTTAGGAACACAAACAACTTCGATTTGACGCTTGAGAGTTGAACCAGCTTCAGTAACCATCATGCTGTCTTCGTAGTTACCACGATCAATCGTGTACGTGAAGGCTTTGTCTTGCGACAGGGTGAAGGTTTGCTTAGTGGTGTCGAGTTCAGCCAAACTACCGAAACGGTTAGAACCGCTACGTACGTAGTTGACTTCTGAGACGGTGGCTACACCGTAGATGCTAACAGCGTTAACACCAGTGTAGTCCAGGCGAATACCTTTGTTGACAATACCAGTAGTTACCGACTTGAGTCGGAATACTTCGTCAACGGTCTTCTGATATTTTGAGGCGAAATTCTGTGCCATATCATTTTTCCTTAATTAATGCCTAGCCGCCTAATAGTCCTTTAAGGAATAAGTCCTCTTTGGGAGCTTTGGGTGCAGCACTAGAGACTGTATCGGCAGCAGCGAGGTTCTTCTCGGCAGCTATTTGTCCTTTGACAGCTCCAGCCTGTGTACCGCTTTGGGCGGTTTCAGCGAATGCTTTAAATATATCGTAGGGAAGTGCATTAGCCTGAACAGTTAAACCTGTATTGGGGTCAACCTGCACTTGGGCAGCTTGCTTGTATACGTTGGTAGCTCGTTCAGCTAGTGACTTATCATATTGGTCAGACTCTGGGTCAAACACGGGATAATCAGCCATCACACGCAGGGACTCAGTGTTGAGACTAGCATTCAAGTCAGAGACGTATGCGTTGTACTCAGCCATTTGTGTACGTTGTTCAAGAGCTTCTACTCGTGCCATTGCAGGGTCGTAACCTTGCTCGACTAATTCCTCAGCCGTAGCGGGTTGGTAGACTTGAGCGTTTACGTTCGTGATTTCTTGACGAAGTTCGTTACGTTTGCTTACCAAGTCTCGGATCTCGGCGTTGAGAGCTTCTTTACGAGCCTCAGCACCTTTCTTGGGTTCTTCCTCTTTAGTCTCCTCTACGGGTTCCTCGGGGGTTTCTTCCTCTGGCTCTTCTTCGGCGGGAGTTTCCTCGTCACCTTCTTTAGCCATTTCTTTTGCTATCTCCTTATCGGCAATCTCTTGCTCAGATAACTCAGAATCCTCGTTTGATTCTGCAACAGGCTCTGCTTTTTCAACCGTTGACGACTCGGTTGGAGTGGTTACCTGTCCCACTTCTTCTATAACGTCAGATGTAGCTTCTTCAGCCATAATTCATCTCCTTGGTTTAACGACTATGCTCTGTCGCTGAGAGAGTTTGAGATAAACTCCTATGCCCCCACAAGGGTAATGAGGGCGTAGCAACCTACCTCTTTATATGAGCGTCTCGTAACACCTCCAATCTACTCTTAGAACTCATCAGCCAGGTTTTGACCTCTTTGCGGGCTAGTATCTGTGATTCAACAGGTACTTTACTCTCAAGGTCTAACTTGTAGATGTCGTTAGCAAACTCTATTTCTGTATCAAACCAGCTAAATATCTCATCAAATACTGGGTATGACCCCACTACCATGGCTTTCTCGGTTGATTCTTCTAGATCGTCCTCTACTTGAGCTACGGCAAACACTTCGCCCTCGTTGGGCATTAAATCATCGCTTAGGAGTAAGTCGTCGTTCATGCTGTTGCCCCCTGCTCTTGTTGGCTTAGTGCCTGGATAATCTGGTCTGCTGGCACACCCTGCTTCATGTAGTCTACGGCTTGTTGGGCTTGTTCAGGGCTATAACCACGCTTAGTAAGTTCGCCTATAAGCATTTGGTTCTGTTGCTCTGTACCTTGTTCTTGAGCCTGTTGCTCCATTTGCTGTTGGTTCTGCATATCAGCTTGATTGGCCTGATAGTCCATTTGCCCTACTCGTACACCTGCGTCTGAAGCTTTAATAGCTAACTCTTGAGCTGTTGTAGTTGGTTCTTGTGAAGTTAGTCCTACTTGTTCTAGTACCTGGTGTTGTGAATCTTCTGGTAGGTCTACAAACTTAATCTTTAGAGCGTCCATTAACTGAATAGTGGGGTTGTTCTTGGGATCGTTAGCGTCCTTCTCTTGCATAGCTTGTTGGACGGTCTCTACTACCATTTGTTGAATCATCTGTGGGTCTGGGCCTTGTGGCTGTTCCTGGATAGGCTGGCCTGTTTGTGGGTCTACTTCGCCCTCGCCACTAGGCATGATCTTCTCTGGGTCTTCAACACCTGACTTAACGATAATACGGTTAATGAGTTCCTTGGTGCCTGACTCTCCCATTAACTGAGCGAGCTGTGGGTATTTGCCTGATAAGTCCAGGAGTTCTACTAGGCGGTCTCGTTCGCTTGCGTCATCTTTAAGGCTTGAGGTAGAAGCGTCTACTTCAAACTGTAGCTTCTCTGTCTCTGAGTCGAAGTCTATTTGTACTTCGTTCTTTTCGTTGACACTCTCAGGGGCTATCTTGCGGAGCTTCTCGGCTGTCTCATCATCTAAAGTGATTAGTTGAGTACCGTTACGTTCAGCAAAGTAAAGATTGATAGCAGTCTCCATAATCTCTTGGAAGCAATCCTCGAACTGTTTACGCATGTAGTTATCACTAACACCTAAGCGTGCCTGTTGAGCGTCTACGCCTTGAGGAGTCTTACTTGATTGTGGGTCGCCTACACTAGCAGAAATAGCGTTGTCTGTACCGCCTGAGTTAAGGTTGAGTATCTGGCTCTTAATAAGACCATAGTTGTTAGGGAATGAGGTAACAGCTTCAGTTGTTAGTTTGACTGGAGTCACACTAGCGTTAGGGTCTGTCCCCATATCCCATATCTCTGCTGGGGCGTACTTAATAGTAGACTTAGAGAAGTTACCACGCTTCTCAATAGGGGGGTTCATTAAGAGGGCTTGCATGTATTGGAATGACTGTACTTGACTGTCTAGGAGGTTCTGCATACCACCGCTTAGTTCGACTGACCCTCTACCGAGTGGGTTAGATAGATCAACGTTAGCGTACATGAAGTGAATAGGTATTACACCACGTGGGTCTTTGTTCTTACGAGTGCGGATAATATTGTCTTTATCTCCGAGTAGCGGAGAGAACGAATAGAATGTATTACCTATACCACGCTGGAAGCAGTGAACAATCTCGATAAACCCAGCGTTTAGCTGTTTATTGCGTTCGTTAGGAGTCATTGAGTTTTCGTCTTTTTGACCACTCATACCTTTGAGTTGTTCTAGTTTGGCGATGTCCCAGCCTGTCTCGTAGTCTTCGCCACGCTTCTTAGCTGACTTAGCGAGCATCTTCTCTTTAGCAATAACTGACTCCACTTGATTTTTTGTCCACCAACTACGTAGGAAGATAACGTTAGAATCACGGTCACTTAGTTTACCTGGCTCAAGGAATACATCTTTAATATAAGGAAGGGTAAAGTCTGTACCAAAGTATTCGCCACGATTAACAAACTGCACAAAGGCTGGCTGTGAACCGTAGGTTAATGTCTTACTCGTAAGTGCCCATGCCTTCTGAATAAGAGCTGCAACTTGGTTAGCGTTAGGGAGTATCTCATGCTCAAGTACCCAGCCTGCCATAATGTCGAGCCATTCGCTGTCTGATTTAACTTTACCAGTAGGGATTTGTTGGATGATTCGTTTAGGTTGTTCTTGGATTAAAGCGGCTAGTGTACCGTCAGTTACTTTAGGAAGGTTCTTAGCGATACCAGGATGAGGCTTGTTCCTGGCGATACGTTCAAACTCATCAAACGGCTCATGCAAGGGGATCATAAACGTCTTAGCGTCTGAGTATGTCTGGTATAAGTCCTCGGGCTTGATAAAGGCAAATTGGCTCATGGTTTATCCTGGTTAGATGCCCCATGAGTTTATTGGTAGCTATTTATTCGTATTATAACACTATTTATATGTAGTCAAACAGTTTATTTACACTTTCCTTACAGTGTAGCACCATACACAGTAATAACTGCCCTCTTGGTTAGCCTTGGCTGAGTGTTCTATCCTGAACTCTGCGTTACGTAGGTTCCTAGTCTCGTCTCTGAACTGAAGATATGAGCTTAACTCCTCCTGTTGGCTGCTGACTTTGATCCTACGTTCTACCCTTAATCGTTTATCAATCGGCACACCATCTAAATAGGTTGTCTCGGTCTCCATTACTGAACCTGTGTTGTCTATCTCTGCTACTTCGTATGTTTTACCAAAATGTACTTCCATATCACCTCCTAATAAATTAACGTGTTTAATAATGATGGCTCGTTCTTCTCTTCTACCTGTAACTTGGGTCTGAGACTCTCTAATCCGTATCTAACTGCGTCCATAGCGTCTGATAGGTAGTGGTCTGGTTTGTCTAAGATGTTCCCGTCCTTATCTGTCTGCCACATATAGTTGCGGTAGGCTTTGATAAAGTTTACGCTCCGCTTCGTTAGGCTGATCTTCTGAGACTGTACCCATTGAATACCGTGATTAACTGAGCCCTGCCCTTTGCTTACACCTACAGCGTTGACTCCATACTCCCTGAGTTCGTCGATGCTCTTAGGTTCTGCTGAGTCGGCACTTACTATAGTCTGGGGGTCGGGTAGGTTGTTAATAACATCTGCTAACTGTCTATTTAACATACCTGTACGGCAAAGGTTCTCGTCTATGATGTAGCCTCCATTGTAGTAGTAGATACTGCATAAAGCTGCGGGGTCTTGGGAGTAACCAAAGTCTAACCCTCTTGAGTCTAGTCTGGCTTCGTGAGGGACGTCCTCTACTATCTTCCAACCCTTATAGATCTTGCCTTCTACTTCTCCAAGTTGACCTTCGCCGTATACTGTCCACCAAGCTACGTTGTCTCTCCTGGACTCTATACTCTCTACAATGCTCTTATCTAGCCCCTCGTTATCCTTGTAAGTAAGAATGACAAAGTCTACGTTAGGTTTACCTTCTAGGTCTGTGTAGAACCAGAACTCTCGGGTGGGATTCCAGTCGAGCCATATCTCCTCTTTAGTACGAACTTCTAGTTGGTCGTAGGTCTCTTTGGGGATGTTGTTGGCTTCGTTAATAAACAACCTATCACGTCTAGGGCCACGTACCTTATGGGGCATATCTAGTGAAAAGAACTCTATCCTTGAACCTGTCTCGAATGTGTATATGAAGTCTGTCTTGTTCCAGGCTGCCTCTTTATAGTAGCCCTGTGATTCCATGATGTTTAAGAAGTCCCTCATCCCGCCTCTTTTTAGGTGGGGTATGGATTCAGAGGTAACACTGGTAAGAGTTGGTACTGTGTCTGTCTGAGCCTTATGTATAAGTATCTGTAAGATAGATATAGTTTTAGAGGCACTTGTGCCCCCTGCTATCCCTCGTACACGCTGTTTAAGGCGTAGGAGCTTACGTACTGCTGTTGTCTGTACGAATATCATCTAAAGGTTCTACGTTAGCTAATATGGGTGTTGGGAGCTGTTTACCGTCACTAGTCACATCTACGTTATTGCTATTGATCTATTGCTATAGGAGTTTAAGTCTTGTTTTCTATTGCTATAGCTATTGATGATTTCTTTGGTTGCTTCCACTTGACTCCGTTTCCAACCCGTGCTAGTATATAAACAT